ATTTTTTTTGCACCACCACCAGCTTGTGCTACTTGACCATGATATTCATAAGAATCTTCTTCTATGATATTGTCATTTTTATCATAAACTATTTTTTTATAAATTTTCACTCAATCCTCCAAGCTATTTTACAATCTTCCTTTTTAATTAATGTAATACTTTCTTTCCAATTAAACATTACTGTTTCGCCTATACAAACTCCTAATGTTCCATCTAAATCCCTTGTATCAACATAGTATAAAACATCTCCCTTTTGTGCTTTATCTATATCAACAGTTTTAAAATTATTTTCTTTAGCTATTTTTAAAGCTATATCTAATAAATCTTTACTTTTTAATTTTTTAATTATTTTTTTAGCTTCTTTGATATTTTTATATTTTTTATCAAAAACTTTTTTTCCAGTAATAGATTCTATACAATCAATAGTAAATGTGACACAATCATTTTTACCATGTTTAAATTCTTTTTTTTCTTTTAGATTTTTAATGACTTCTTCTAATTTTGAGTTCCAATCATTAACTCGCATTAATTAGTTTTCTTGCCCCATGTAATTTCTTTATCTTGTAAGTCAGGTATAAATTCAAAACCAATATCGTTAGGAAAATCTACTTTTTGATCCTCTAAAGTGTACATTCTATTTGATGCTTTTTCAAAAGTAATTAATCTGCTTTCTAATTTTAAAGTAATCAAACAAGTATCAGCACCCTCTTGAATATTCATTACATCCATATTTCCTTTAAATATTGTATATACATCAGCGATAACATTATTAGATGTATCAAATAAACCTAAATAAATTGCTCCTTTTCTATTGGTATAATTTGCACCTAAAGCTGTTGCTATAATGCTTGATTTAATTCCTGCTAAAGTTAAAGTCACACCACTCATTGATAAAGTAGATGATTCTTCTATTTCGCTTACACCTAGCATATCACCAGCACCAGCAAAAGTTTTTGATGAACCTCCAGCTGTCATAGTCAAATCTCCATAACCATTCCAAAACCTTAATGTACCATCACTAAACTCTAACTCTATACCAATTATTGGTTTAACTAATGAACCCTCAATAGCATTTTTAAAAGCTGTTGTAATATCTCTTGCCATTACTTATCTAATAATCTTAATATTTTTTTTTCACCCATATATATTTCTGTTTCAGCTTTAACTTTTTTACAACTAAAAACAACTCTTTCTGGATTTACTTCTCTTTCTGCCATTCTTTTTGAACGCAAACAATCTGACATTTTATCTTTATAAACATGTTCTATAATTGAACCATTTAAACTTAAAATTAATGCTACTACAACTTCTATCATAATACCTTACCTTTATTGATCCCTTCTTTAATCATATATTTATGAGTACCGAAGTTATTAATATTAACTTCTTTTTTATTTTTATTTAATAAGTGTATTCTTTTATTTTTTTTATTATCTTTTATAAATTTTAAAATTTGTCTAGTAATTCTTTCCATTTGCTCTTACCTTGTCTTTTATTATTTCTAATTGTTCTGCAATTTTATCTACATCTTTTATTAATCTTTCTATATTGACTTTGTTATTCATCATCTCATCAACTCTTGTTGTAAGTTTTTCTATATCAACAATCATATCTTCAATTAATAAAAATTGTTCGCTATCAGCAGGAAGTGAACCCATTTCTCCTCTTGGCCACTTAATTCTAAACTCTGTGTTCTTTTCAACATCTGCTATCATTAACTTACCATTTGTTTCAATGGTATTTAATCTTTCAATGACACCAAAGTATGCCCACACTCCTAGTGCAACTGCACCAATTATTGATATTAAATTTCTTAATGGGAGTTGTATATTTGTGTTCTCGCTTACTTTCATTTTCTTTTCCTTTTACTCATACCCATGTAATGATCTCCAGGTTCATAGTTCCATTTTTTACCATGATGTCCTCTAATATCACAATATAACATTCGTAATTTTACTATAATTTTTCTAAATGGTCTAGGCAACTGGACCTCCGCATAATGCTAATAAAGTCATCATAATAATTAAAATACCAGTAAAATAATAATTCATTAGTTCCTCCATTAGAGAGCCTCACTACAAGCAAATGAAATACCATAATTACTTACTTGGTCAGTATCCCATTGAAACTCGTTGTTATCTAATCTCATTAAAGTTGTTGTATTAGTGTAAAGAACTGTTGCATCATCTGCTATCGTTTCTATACCTTGTCTTAATGCTGGTTCTATTTTAACATTTGCTTCTCCTGAACCATTACTATTTACATCTTCAATAACCATGTAAAGATAAGAATTAATTTGTATATAATCTCCAGCTTTAAAAACATTGTTTGTACTATTAGCGAAACCATCAAGAGCAACTTGATTACCAGTTTGTGAAGCACCATTAACTCTTATAGTTCCTGTTGCTACTCCTTGAATAGTTTTTCTATCTTGATCGCCTAATTTAAAAGTTCCTCTTCTACCTCTTAATGAAACAAAGAAAGCTAACCATTGTGATGCTTTATCTTTTTTCATAGGTGGTAAAGTCATAGTCGTACTCCATTGTGCACCCTCGTGTTCAAATACTTGTTGTTGATTTGTAAAAGGTGATTCTGTGACTGCTATAACTCTTGTAAGTTTCCAGTTCTGTGTTTTAATCCCTGTGGCTGTTGGTAAAGTCAAGGGATATGATGGTGTAAATACTGCCATGATTAACTACCGAATGCTTTGCTAAATTTTCCGCCTCGTTGCTTTGCTTCAGCAACTGCGTTGACTGTTGATTGTTGTATCGCAGGAAGCATATTCATCACTTCTGCTCTTACAGTGTTAGTGACTCCTACTGCAAAGTTTAAATTTTGTGTGATACTTACTCCTCCACCACTTCCTACCATTTGTTTTGTATCTGCATTATTTTTAACTACCCCACCAGTGTTCGGTACGAATAACTCTGGACCTCTTTCTCCAACCATCGTTGGTGTTCCTGCTTGAACTGAGCCACCACCTGCTTTTTGTGATGGTGGTAATTTTACTGTTGAAGTTGGTGCTTTTGGTGCAAATATTCCCATTATAGTATCTTTTACAAATTTATTAACTTGATCTAAAATTAAAGTTTGTATGATAGTTTTTTGAATACTTATAATTAACTCTCTTAAAATATTTTTAAAATCTAATGCACCTGCTTTACCTCTTAAAAAAGCATCAACAATAGTATCACCAACTTTACTTATTTCATTAGCAACACCAGTAGCAATTTGATCTACTTGTTCAAGTTCATTTCTAAAATTTGTCATAACTTCTGCGTTATGTTCAAACTCTCCCCTTTGTATTTCTAAAATTTGATTAATTGCCGCCATTGCTTCTTTTGAATCGCCTAATTTACTTATAAGAGCATCTCTTAATTTCATTTCTTGCTCTAAGACCATTCTTTTTTTATCAGAAGTTGCGACTGCTAATTTTGCTTCATCTTCAAAACCTCTTTTAGTTTTACGAAGATGTTTCATAGTAATATCTCTGGCTTTATTAATTACTGGGACTTCTTCTTCTAATGCTTTTTTCTTTGCTCTAATGTCTTCTAATATTTTACTATTTAATTTTATATCAAATTTTTTCTGTATAATTTGTTTAGTTAGCATAGCAAACTCTTTAGCATCAGTTATGCCGAGTTCATCTTTTCTCTTAATCATTGTATGTAAATCATCTATTTCTTGATGAATTAATTTAAGAGTTTGTTCTCTAACTTCATTTAATTCTTTTTCGTTATCTGGTAATTCTTTAACTTGTCTTAATTGACTCCCTAATGCATCGTTCATAACATTCAAGCCATCAGTTAATTTTGAAACAACTAAAGCACCAAATGCATTCTGTTCAAAAAACAACTGCATATTTTCTTTT